GCCGTACCGCCCGCGCCGCCGCCACCGGCAGCGCCCGACGTGGAGCCTTTGGCCCCGCCGCCGCCGCCGTAGCCGATGAGGTACGAGCCGAAGCTGGAGTTGCCGCCCGCCGTACCGTTGCTGCCGTCGGCGCTAGAGCCGCCCGCCCCACCCGTTGGTGCGGTGGCCACGGTCGCCGTGACTGTCGTCGTGCCGGGGGTGCCAAGATCGCTCGCCGCCACCCAGCCGGTAACGCGCCTAGCGCCACCACCACCGCCGCCACCTGAACGGACGCTGGCTGCCGCGCCACCGCGACCGCCGCCGCCGGAACCGCCCGCGCCGACAACCTCGACGTAGACATCCTTCGCGAGTGCCGGGATCGTCCAGACAGTCGTGGTCGTGTAAACGGCAACGTAGACGGCCATCGCGGTTGTGTCCGAAACGATGGTCTGCCCGCTCGCGTTGATGACCGACCAACCTTGGGTGTCGGTGAACTGAAGCGTCGAGCCCACGGCGAGGACGATGTTCGAGCCAATTACATAGGTGGCCGGACCCGAGCTGTCGTAAACCTGAAGGCTGATCGTTATGGCCGCCGTGTCCTTGTTGGTCACGGACAGGAAGTTGATCTTGCGCTGCGTGCTGGCCGCAGGCGCGCTCAACGACGTGACGTTGGCGACGCCGTTGGTGTTCGACACCTGAAGCCCAGGCGTCGTGGTCGTCGCGGTGAAGTCGACGAAATCAATCGTCACCGGACAGTCGTTGGTGGCCTTGGCCGCAGCCAGAACGACCTGAAGTATTTGGGTTGTCGAGGTCAGGATCATATTACCAGCACCACACTCTGACTTGCCCGGCAGCGCCAGTGCCCCCGACGCCGCTGGGGGTGCCGCCACCGCCACCGCCGCCGCCAGGGAAGCCGCCGGGAGCGCCGTTGACAACAGCACTACTGCTCGCTGCATCGCCACCGCTGCCACCGTTGCCGCAACCTGGGAGCCCAGCAGTGCCGCCCGATCCCCCCGGCGAACCGGAGCCGCCGCCGCCACCCCCGCCACCGGCAGAAAACCAAGAGCTGCCTCCACCCGACCCCGGACCAGAGCTGTAGTTACCGTAACCACCCCCGCCGCCGCCCAAGAAAGAGTAGTTGAGCGGGGGGAAGGCGTTGGCGGCCCCGTAACCGCCACGGTCATCGGGCATGTTCGCGCTAGTACTGGCAGCAAAGGCGCTACCACCCGCACCGGCGGTGGTCGTAACCGCGCTGGCCCCCGCCGACGTTCCGCCGCCTCCGCCACCACCCGCACGCGCGCCGCCACCACCGCCATAGCCATAGAGGTACGTGCCGAAGCTGGAGGCCCCACCTGCCGCACCTGCGGCGGTAGCGGAGGCGACCGTCACGGAAACCGTGGCAGGAAGATCAGCGGCTTTGAACAGGAAGCGGGTTCGCTTTCCACCACCGCCACCCCCGCCTGTGGCGTTCCCCCCGCCACCACCTGCGCCAACACACTCGACCAAGACGAACGAGCAGGCGGGCTTCGTCCAAGTTCCACTTTGCGTGAAAGCCTGTATCGGGCTGTTTCTCAGCGTTCTGAGGTTGCCCTGGTTCGTGACGACCGACCAACCGCGCCGGTCTGTATATTGCAACGTGCCGCCGACCGGGATCGTCATGGCGCTCACCACCGGGTAGAGCGTGGCGTTGTCGTTGATCTGGATCGTCACCACGACCGCCGCCGTGTCGGCGTTGAACAGCGTGACGCCGTTGATCTTGCGCTGCGTGCTGGCCGCTGGGGCCGCCAAGATGTCGGTCGTGGTCACACCGTTGGTGTTGACGGACGACATACCCGGTGTCGTGGTCGTGGCGGTGAAGTCCACGTAATCGACGTTAATCGGGCAGTTGGACGTGGCGATGGCCCCGGCCAGAAAGACTTGCAGCTTTTGGGTCGTGGTTGTGAGGATCACAGGCGCAAACTCACCAGCTTAAGGACGGTAAATTGGGTTAACCCACTCGCAGCCGGAGGAGAAGAGACCCACGCGCCTGCGCCGTCTGACGTTAGCACGTTTCCTATCGTGCTGGGGGTGGTAAGTCCGGTGCCGCCGTTGGCAGCGGGAAGCGTACCAGAGACATCGGCGGTGAGCGACACCGCGCCGAACGTCGGAGCGCCGCCAGCGTTACCGTGCAGCACAGTCGTCGTCGTGCCCAGCGAGCCGAGCGTGGCGGGCGTGGCCCCCGCACCGCCACCGAGAACAATCCGGTTGGCGGCCAGCGCAGCGCTGGAGGCTATCGTCGTCCCGCCCGAGAAGTACGGCACGCCGCCGCTCGTCCCGGCGGCGAGCCCTGTGCCGCCTTGGACTACCGACAGCGGCGTCGTGAGCCCCGTCAGCGAGGTGATGTCGCTGTTGGCCCCCGAGCCCGCTGCGTTGATCGCCAGACGCCCGTTGGCCGCCGTGGTGGCGGTGAACACGTCGATGCCGACGGTCGTGCCGCCGAGGTTAATGAGCGCACCACCCGCCGTGGTCGCGCCCGTGCCGCCGTCGTTGACGGCGATGGGCAGCGCAATCGACGCCGTGTCGGCCTTAACGACGTTCGCGCCCTCGCAGTAGTAGATGCCGCGACTGTCCCTCGCCACGACGATGGGGGCCACTTGCGCGTCGGTGGCGACGCTCAGGGTGTAGGAGCCTCCGGTCGTGTTGTTGGCCACCCAGTACTGCTGGGTCGTCGGCGGCATGATGATGACGATGTCACCAGCGAGCGCTCCCACGAAGGAGTAGGCGATCCGGTTTAACTCCGAGCCGGTCAACACGTAGTCGCCGCTCTCGCCCGCGACGTTGATCGAGGTGTAGTCGAAGGCGAACACGGCCTGCTGGCCGTAGCCGACAGTGAAGAAGTTGATGCCGTCGGTCAGGACCGTGGCGCTGTCTTCCGGGCGCAGGACCAGGGTCGCGGCACCGTTCACCTCGTCGCTGCCCTGCCCGGCGATGGTCAGGTTGCCCTCGCCGCTGTTGCGGATAGACACGAACCAGTTGTTGCCGACCGAGGAGGCCGTGGGTAGCGTCAGCGTGCCGAGGCCGCCGGTCCAGACGAAGGCCGAGGCGCGGTTGCCCGCTCCCAGCGTGAAGTCGCTGTTGAACAGCGTAACGTCCTGCGACTGCGACAAGAGGCTGCCCTGCGCGACTAGGCCGTAGCCCGCCAGCCCGGAGGCTTGGGCCTGCGCCGTCGAGGCTCCCGCCTGGAAGCTGCTCCACGTACCGGCTACCGTGCTGTTGTCCGTGAGATACAGGGTGAAGGTCAGGCCCGCCTCGATAGACAGCAGGGTGCCGCCCGCGTTGTCCTTGATGGTGATGGTCGAGGGACCGAGGTTCTTGAACTGAGTGACTTGGCCGACGCCGGTCTGCTCGGCAGATGGCATGATGACCGAGTAGGCCCCGCTCGGCGTAACGTCGATGATCCGCGCGACGAGGTCGTTGCCGACCGCAGTTTCCAGCGGCCATTGCAGCTCGGTGTCGGCGTCCAGCGCCAGCGCCAGATAGCTGATGTCCGACGGGTATATGGTGTTGCCGCCGAAGACGGATGTGTAGGACACTTATGCCTCCTTCCGCACGGCGGAACGGTCAAGGATTTTGGCGAGGTCTTCGCCGTTGAGCATGGCCGCCGAGCGGTCGTACATCTGCTGCCACACCGGGATGCGCTCGTCGTTCTTCAGGAACGGCGTGGCCTCCAGAAGCGCGGCGTAGAGCAGAACCTGGGGCGCGTAATCGGTGAGCCAGTTGGTCTGGTTGGCGTCGTCCAGCAGGATCGGCAGCTCGTAATAGAGCACCTCGAAGGGGTACGCCGCGTCGGGCGTGGGGGCGATCAGCCAGTTCGTGTAATTGTAATCCGCGTAGAACACAGGCTCGCCGGTGTCGGCCTCGTTGGGCCAGTACGAGCGGGCGTATTCGTAGGAGCGTGTAAACAGCAGCTTGCGGGTGTTGTTGCCGGTCCCCGTGCCGACGTTGATCGACACCGTGTCGCGCCAGCGGTCGGGCTTCTGGTAGACGGACTGGCCGGGGATCAGCGTGTCGGTGACGACGTTGATGAAGCCCTGAATTTTGAGTTCGCGGGCGATCCGGCGCTCGGCCAGATTGATAAGACGCGGGATTTGCTCGTAGACGATGGCGTCTTCGGCTAGGGTAACACCACGTTCAAGGTAACGACGCATGTCCTGCTGGAGCGTCGTGAAGGTCATTGTCGTCGCCATACAGCACCTACTGGTGGGTGATGGACGCCGCAACCTTTCGTGAGGCTTCGACCGTCAAGCCGTTTTTATAGCCTACTGGGGGCGGCCTGTCACTAAGAGCAGGACTTGGCCGCCGCCGTCACTTCAACGTCACGGGCCTTGCGCTGTTCAAGTTCTACCAGCACGGCGCGGACCAAGTCGAACAGCGGCTCGTCGAGGGTCAGACCCGTGGTCGCGTACTCCGGTTCATCGGGGAGCGTGACCTTGCAGGGGACGCTGACTAACACTTTCACGTCCCGGTAGACGATCTGCGGCTCAGTGTGGGCGCAGCCCGCGAGGAGCAGGGCGCAAAGGACAACGCGCATCATTGGCGATCCTCCTTCAGGACGGAAACGATCAGCTCCCGACTGGCGAGGCACTGGTCGCCCGTGGGCTTGGCTGCAGCGATCTGCGAGGCGCGGAGCCGATAACGGTCGGCCAGGGTCTTGGCAGCTCTGACATCAGCGGCGGCCTTGACAGCCCGCTCGTCGGCCTCGAACTTCAGTTGGTCGAACTGACCGTTCATCCGGTCGATCTCGGCGTCGGCGGCGTTCAGCTTAACTAGCAGCAGCGCAATCCGGTCCTTGTAGCTCTGGATGACGGGGGCCATGCGGTTGGCCTCACCCTTCCGCCCCTCGTTGACCCAAAAGCCGGTCCAGGAGACGAGCACCACGACCAGAACGACACCTAGCGCCGCCTTCAGCTTCCAGCCGACGAACCATCTCAACATGTTCATCGCAACCACCTCCGAACGACCCAGATAAACCCCAGCAGGACCACGACAGGAACCAACACGCCGGAAAGAAGACCAGCGATCAGCGCAGCTACGATCATTGGCCCAGACCTTCTAAGCACAGTTTCACTTCAGCAGCACGACGCTTGGGGATGCCGCCGCAGCGGTTGGTGGCGATCCGGCAATCCTTCCCCGCCGTGTAAACGTACAGGCCCATGGCCTTACATGCGCCCGCCAGATCACCGATCAGGGCCTTGCGGCTAACCGACGATTTGGCGAACGTGGCCGAGCCGACATTGTAGCCGAAATCGTAGAAGGCGGCAGCAGTTTTGTCAGGCAGGCCGGGCGGCAGGTACGGCAGGATGGCCTCGGCGTGGCTCTTGGCGTCTCGGTAGAGCATCTGCTTGCACTCGGCGTCCGAGTAGCGGCGGCCCGGCACGATGTTGATGGTCGAGCCGTAGCAGGCCGTCAGCGGCTGGCCCTTCCCCAACTTATCGACGTAGGGGGTGTTTTCCTCACCCTCGAAGGAGGCGATCAGAACGCACGCCATCGCCAAGGCGACAGCGCCGACAGAGCGTTCACCGACGCGCCCGCGCATCGGCGGAGGGTAGTACGTCATTTGCCCATACGCGCCGTTTCGTCAGGCACAAACTGCTGAAGGAAGCTCAGAGCCTTCCAAGACCTTAGCCGCTGCCAAAGCCCCCAGGCGTAGACCACGACCGCGCCAGCCGACAGCATGAGCGCCTGCTTGACCGCCTCGGATCGAAGGAGGCGGTCAACAGCGACGCCGAACGCCAGGACCAGCATGATCTTGGTGGTCTCGCTCATAACCACTTTGGTGCGGGGTATGACGACGATCCCAGCGGGCGGCGGGACTTCCTGGTTCAGTTCGGTCATGCGGTTTTCTACGCGCCGTCGTCGCTATAACGCTGGCGCAGGCTCCTCACGCTGATAAACGCAAGGTCTATTATAGCACCACGCTCCACGGTTATGTCCAGTATGCCGTGGCTCCAGCCTGTCGGGTTGTGCGTGGCGTAATGCTCGATCTCGCCCTCGGGCAGAGCGCAACCGGCCTGCACGATGGTGACGCGGTCGGTCGGGCCGATCTTGGCGGCGTTGTGAACCTCAAAGGAATGTGTGTGCCCGTGGACTAGGCTTTCGCAGAGAAGCGCACCGGCGCGGTGCGTGGCGGTCTTACCGCCCATAGCCTTACCCAGGCCGTTGAAGGGGGCGTGAGTGAAGCCGCAACCGTCTATGTAGTAAATTTCCCCGTAGCCCCGCTCCTTCCACCCGAACTGCAACAAGTCCTGTGCGTAGCGGTGGGTATGCGTCCCCTCGTTCTCGGGATGTTGATTTTCAAACTCGAATAGGCGCTGCTCATGGTTTCCGCGCATACGGCACAAACGCGGCTTCCATTCCGGCGCGCGGTTGCGCTCGAACGCCTGTAGCATGGCCGTGTGGTTGTCCAAGTCGGCCTTGATAGGCGGCTTGGACCGCCCCTTGAGCGTATCGTTCTTGTCGTAGCGCGAGCAGCTATCCATCGTGACGCTGTCGCCGAGATCGACGACGTGGGGGTGCCGGTGCTCCGACCCGTATCTGGCGATCCACTCGGTCACTCGCAGCCGGTGCTCGTGCCGGGGGTCGTTGTGCCTGTCGGGGATGACCAGAACGCGCGTCGGCTCTTTTTCCGAACTTAGTGGGCGGGAGTGTCTTTCGGGCAACAGTTGTTGGGAGGGGACCGCCTGCTGGTAGCGCGCCGGTCGGTAGCGGGACCAGTCGGGTACGAAGCCCCGCTGCTTGGCGCGTTCCAGACTTTCCTTGAAGTTCTTCAGGGACATTGGGAAGCCCTCGGGCTTCAACCAACGGGAACATGCCTCGGCGACGGCGGTTCTGTTTCCGGGGCCAGGGAACCACTCTGGTGTCGCGCCCTCGTCCAGGCACTGGTTTACCAGCTCCACCATCGCTGCATATCGTTCGAGTTGGCTCGGCGTGCCGCTACTCATGTATTGGTGGCCTTTCTGGAAGCGGCTGGCGACTATTTAGCCGCCGCAACGCCCCAAGCGATGTAGGCTAAAGCGCCGATCATGGAGGTGGCCGCCGCGTACAGAACGCGCTCTACGCCCTGCATCCTGTTGAGGATTTGTTTGTACCTCTCGGCGCAAACCGCCTCGTGAATGGATAGCTGGCGCTCCACCTCGTTAAGCTCCGACATCTGCGGCGTCTCCAGCAACAGTCAACATGTCTAAGTTAGCCTTCAGCCGCGCGTTGTCAGGCTCGAAGGACAGGGCGTCCTTCGCGTGTTCCGACGCCTTGTCTTTTAACCCAAGATGCCACGCGGCGATAGAGGCGAGGTCGTGCGGCTGCGCTCCCCAAACGGCGGGGTCGCAGGTGTAGACCAACTCTCTGTTGGTGATCGACAGGGCTGAAATCGCTGCCCCGTAGCACTCGGGCCAGCGGCCCGTCATGTACGCCAGCATGGCGACTTCGCACCAAGGTTCGCGGGTGTTGGGCGCTTCGGCGGTAGCTCGTCGCGCCCAGGCTAGGGCGTTATCCATGTCGCCCAATGCCTGATACGAGCGGGAAATGACGCGCATGGCGTAACAGCGCTCGTTCTCCCAAGTGGCGTTCGGCAGCGCCAGATAGCGTTTACACTCGGTTATCGCGTCGTACCAACGGGCGTTGAAGCTAAGTTCGCGGGCGTAGTAGAAGGCGTTGCGCGGGTCCAGCGGGTCTTCCTCGACGGAGACACGCAGCAGGTCCAGATACTGCCCGCGCGACTTGGTGGGGTCCGGCTTGTGGATAACGAGCAGCATGTCGCTCTGCGCGTAGCGTTCGGCGATGCGGTCGGGCACCGGGTACTCGTGGCAGGGGTGGTGCCACTTGTAGCCGTTCCTGCCGTGTATCTTCTCGTAATAGAAGACGATGCCGACACCCCAGTCGAACTTGTAGCGCAGGCGCGTCGTGCCGTAGGACCAGACGCGCTCGATCTCCTCGCGCCAGCCCGGCTGCAGCTCCTCGTCGAGGTCGAGGCTGACGCAGATGTCGATGTCCTTCGGGATCAGCGCCAAGGCCGCGTTGCGGGCAAGGTCGAAGCGCCAGGGGCTGATGTGGATATGCTGGACCTTGGCGCTTGCGGCCTCGGCCAACTCGACGGTGTTGTCGGTGCTGCCGGTGTCGGCGATCAGGATCATGTCGGCGTCGGAGGCCGCGTCGCAGAAGCGCTTGACGAACATCTCCTCGTTCTTGGATATGGCGTAGACGCAGATACGGGGCCACCAAGCGTACTGTTTAAACAGCCCAGCGAAGACGCTGTCCGAGGTTCGCAGATAATGGTCGTCGACGCTCTTCAGGTCGCCAGACCAGATCGTCTCCCACATATGGACGGTGTAGGCGTCCTTGAGCATCTCGTCCGTGAACTCGGTGCGGGGGCCGAGGATCGACTTGTCCCGCCAACCGAAGGGTAGGAACTCGTACGCCGAGCGCAGCGCCACACCCGTGTTGTTCTGCTCGTACAGCTTCCACGGCAGTACGACCGAGCCGTAGGCCCAGGTGTCGTTGATCTCGAAGGCGTCAAGCCAACGCTGAATAAAGGGGTGCCCGGCCTCGACCACGATGATCCCGGCGTTCATCGACTGCGGATCGTTCACGCCGTCGGGGCTCAGGACGCACGTCCAGGTGTCCAGGAACGGCAGCGTCTGAACCAGCAGCATATCGGTGTCGAGGTAGACGCCACCGTGCTCCAGCAGGATTTGCAGGCGAAGCACGTCCGATTGGTACTGGACGTGGTTCAGGTCGAAGCCGTTGTGGGTGGTCGGCGGATCGACTTTGACCATCTCGACGTAGGGCCGGATGCGCTCCCAATTGGGGTTACCGACAGGCTCCTCGTTGACATGCATGAGGATGCGGTCAGGGGTCTGCACATCGTGCGCGGCACGAACGGCGAGATAGTTGATGAAGCTGAACTCTCGTGAGTTCGGCCCCGTCAGCCACACGAAGTGGACGAGGTTGGGGATCATGTCAGGTCCAGTGCTCCGACGACTTACCAGAACATATACGCCGTGAACCTTTCGCCGCCAACAGGAGGTGTAATAGCCCCCCAGGTGTCGAAGGTCGTGAGGCCGTTACCTGTAGCATCAGGATCGACGGTCCACGCGCCGTCGTTGTTCCAAAGGCTGACAATCGGCCAAAGCGGTTGATTGAGCAGATAGGAAGGAAGCGACAGACCACCCGTCCCGGCGTCGGGGTCTGCGGCTGGATCGTTGTTCCAGTCGCCGGAATTGACCTTAATCCACGACAGGCCGTTTTTGGTCGCCCAGAATATCTCATCGCCCTGAGCATAGCTCGACACCGTGTCCAGCGACACGGAGTTGCTCGAAACGTCGCCGCTAGGTTCCAGCGAGATCGCGGTCGTGTTGTTCCAGATGCGCGCGGTTAGGGGCTGCTCCTTGAGCGCGAAGCCCACGGCCATATCGCTGCCGGTCGCCATCGTCGTGCAGACGAACCGGATAACCCGCGCCTCGTTGATGACGTAGCGGGTGCCGCGCGAGACCTTATTGGCGACCGTTGTGACGCTGGTAGCGACCAGATCGCTACCGCTGAGGGTAACTGCGGACGCGGTGTCGAGCGGGTTGAACGTCAGCGCCGGAAGGCTGAACTCCGGGGCGGTGTAGTCAGCGAAGAAGAAATTCGACGCAACGTCTGCGCTGGGGACCGCAGGTGTGGTCCCCGCGAAGTAGAGTTTCGCTGCTCCAAATAGGTTGAACAGCCCTCGCACGACTTACCCTTGCAGGATCGTCATTTGGCCGAGCGCAAGACCGGTGGACGTAGTGGTGCCCTGGTTCACAAACAGCAGGCAGCTTTCGTCGTTGATCTTCGGCATACCGGTGGCCGTGAAGTCGAGAACCTGAGCCACGTTCGGGAGAGCAATCGGCACCACGGAGACCTGCGTCAGGATCAGCGCCCAGAGGTTGCCCGCCGTACCCGACGAGATCGACAGCGTGATCGAGGCAAGCGCCTGAATGCCCGTGTCGCCAGACTGCAACGGCAGTTGATACATGCGGTTAGCAGGCATGGAGGATATGCCCGCCGTCGAGACAGTGGTTCGGCCCGAGGTGCCCGCCTGATTGGTGTAGGACGCCGTGACGTTGTGGCCCGTCGCGCCGATAGCGGAGGAGCAGCCGATCCACAGTTGGGCGTTCGCGCCGGTCGAGTTGCGCGACGGCATACCGGAGAACGACGCCACGTTCTGCGCCGTGGCCGAGTTGCCGACAAAGCCCGAACAGGCCCAGAGCAGGTCATAGATGAAGAACGTCCCTGCTGTCGGCCCGGCCATCGCCACGCGCCCCAGATAGGTGCTCGTACCGCTACCAGCCGCCCACTCGTTGAAACCCGTCGAGACGGTTGACTGGTTGTAGGTCGTCCCGCCCGAGCCGAACGCGGTGGGCGTAGCCATCAGGCCGTGAGCGCCAGTCCCCGCTTGGTTCAGGTTGACGAAGCCCGCCACGACGTTGGTCGCGGAGGGGAAAAAAATCTTAGGTTGAGGCCCGGTCCCGAGGGCCGAGGCAACGCCGTCCATAGTCGTGATGGCCATTAGACAAGCTCCACATAGATCGGGTCGAAGCCGCCTTCGATGCCCTCAAGATAGATGCCGCCGTTCTCGTCGATGTCCACAATACGGTACTCGCCGGTGAAGGTCAGGCCGAAGGGTTCAAGCACTCGGACTAGATCGCCGATATTCATGTTCTTCCTCCTATCGCGTGATGGTCAGCACCAGCGTAGCGCGGGTGACAGTGGTTACGCTGTCTACGTTGAAACGCAAAGTGTCGCCCGCAGAAATGCTCGTTGTCCAGCCCGTCAACGTGCTGGAGGTGCCTTTGGTAGCGGTCGTCACGGTCGGCTTGGCAGACCCTGTAATCGTGTCCGCCACGGTCGGCGGATAGTTGGCGAAGGTGTCTTTCCAGATGTCGATGACGATGGAGCCCGACTGATCGCAGAGGATCGTCCATGCCGTGATCGTGCATGCGAACGGGATCGTCAGGTCACCCTTGATCCCCGTCGTGATGACCGAGCCGCCGCCGTCCACGATGGCGACGATCCCCGTGATCGCGCCGGGACCAGTCGGCCCTGTAGGTCCAGTCGGGCCTGCCACCGAGGACGCCGTGCCTTGCGGGCCTGTCGGACCCGTGGGGCCGGTCGGGCCAGCCACCGAGGACGCGGTGCCTTGCGGACCAGTTGGCCCCGTCGGTCCGGTCGGCCCAGCCACCGAGGAGGGAAGGCCGTCAGCGCCCGTGGGACCAGTCGGCCCAGTCGGGCCACCTGCGCCCGTCGTCCCAGCCGTGCCTGTGGGACCAGTCGGTCCTGTCGGGCCACCTGCGCCGGTGCCGCCAGCCGTGCCCTGCGGACCGGTCGGCCCCGTGGGGCCAGTCGGCCCCGCCACCGAGGAGGGAAGGCCGTCAGCGCCCGTGGGGCCAGTCGGACCCGTGGGACCAACCGCGCCAGCGGTCCCAGACGTGCCCGTGGGGCCGGTCGGCCCCGCCGCGCCGCCCGTGCCTTGCGGACCGGTCGGCCCTGTGGGCCCGGTCGGTCCAGCCACCGTCGAGGCATCACCCTGCGGCCCAGTTGGGCCTGTCGGACCGGTCGGCCCCGCAACCGTTGAGGCCGCCCCGGTCGAGCCTGTGGGGCCAGTCGGTCCCGTTGGCCCGACGGCCCCGGCCCCGCCCGCTGTACCGGTCGGCCCGGTCGGTCCCGTGGGACCAGTTGGCCCCGCCGCGCCGGTAACTATGGCGAGGAAGATCGAATGGTTGTTCGAGAAGTTGGTCGTGCCGGTTCCGCCCGACGAGGTCAGGCTGACAGGCACGGTCCAGTAGCTGTTGGCAGCGCCGGGGTTGATGTTGGTCGTCGCCCCAGTGACGAACCAGTTCTGGTAGTTGGCGCTAACGTTATCGTCCTGAAGCGTTATCGTCTGGCCCGTGCCGATGAGGGCCAAGAAGATGTCGATGTCCACGTTACCCGTGGTCAGGTGACTGATGTTTAGCTGCGTGGCGGAAATCTGCGTGGCGTTGTTCCACAAGACGTGGCCGTCACCGGGGTAACCGCTCGTCGTTGTGGTGTGCGCCTGATAGGCGAACAGACTAGACGAAGCGCCTGTCGATCCGGTCGGCCCTGTCGGCCCCGCTACCGAGGACGCCGCGCCGGTCGGGCCAGTCGGGCCCGTGGGGCCAGCGGCCCCTGCCGTTCCCGAAGAGCCTGTCGGCCCAGTGGGGCCGGTCGGCCCAGCCACCGTGGACGCCGCACCAGTCGAGCCTGTGGGGCCTGTGGGGCCGGTCGGGCCAGTCGGGCCAGCCACCGTTGACGCCGCACCAGTGGGGCCAGTCGGCCCCGTGGGGCCTGTCGGCCCCGTGGGGCCTGTCGGCCCCGTGGGTCCAGTCGAGCCTGTCGGCCCCGTTGGCCCCGTCGGTCCCGTGGGGCCTGTCGGCCCCGTTGGCCCCGTCGGTCCCGTGGGGCCTTGAAGCGCGCTGACGGGGGTCCAGGCCGGAGGTCCACCGGGTCCGGCGGACACGAGAAGTTCCCCGCTGTTGCCTGTGTTGGTCAGGGCGAACTTCGTGCTCGTCGAATACACGACGGCACCGGCGGCGGGAGAAAGCGCGTCGCCAGTGCCGCCGCGACCCAGGGGAAGCACTCCCTGAGTTTGGTCGGTGTTGCTCAAGTTGGGCGCAGGGTGAACGTGGTCACCGCGCGCACTCTGCGTAACAACACCGGGAGAGGGTGTCTGGCTCACCGCCGCCGGATTGGTGGAAGACAAATCCACGGCCAGGGTGACGTTGCTGGACAGCGCACCGCCGCCCGTCAGGCCCGCGCCAGCGAGAACCTGCCGGGTATCCAAGACGTAGCCGACCAGAACGATGGGCAGGTTGACGACACTGGTGATGCGCCCCGTGTCGTCGACCACGATCTGCGGCACGTTGGTCGCGTTGCCGTAGGTGCCCGCGACAGCGCCCGTCTTATCAAGCTGATCGTACCCGACGCCCTCGTCGAGGATGTAGTGCGTGCGGTCTACACTGAGGTCGCCGCCGCCACCCAAGCCCGTGCCGGTGGAGATGGTGCGCGTCGGCGGCACGTTGATGGCCGCAATGACCTGCGAGAGCTGCACCTTGTAGGTGACGCCGCCATAGACGTAGGCGACATAGCCGTCAGGGTCCGTCCCCGCGAACTCAGGCAGGGACGATATGCGGGCCGGGATAAGGTTGCTTGGGATTGTTGTCACGGCTTCAGATAATCCTCGCCGTCTTCGGTGATGAGGAAATAATCCCCGGCCTCTTGGATGATACCCAGAGGGTTGGTGTACAGTGGCGTCTCCGGGCGCACGAACGGCAAGCCGATAGTGTCCGGTTGGCGTGGGGCCAGCCGGTAGGGGTCGAGGGCGTCCCAGTCTCGATCACAGACCATCAGGCCGGGGATGTTGCCGTCGGAGCGCAACATGCCAATCGGCATCTTGATGCTGCACCGGGCACAAATCCCGATCCCCAAAGACGGCTGCCCGCGAGTGTTTAGGAAGCGGCCCATTACGGCGTAAGCTCCACGTCGGGGCGGGCGATGCGCAGGGCAATGTTCTCCGGCGCGGGAGACGGGAGCCGCCACGGATCGTACTCGTCGATGTCGTCCTTGCAGACGCGCAGACCGACGAAGTTGGGGTCGGCGTACAGTCGGTCCAGCGGGAACTTGCGGCTACACCTGTCGCACAGGCCAATCGCCAGATACTCGTGGCCACGGGTGTCGAGGTAAATCGGCATCGGCCTACCTCGTATACATGCTGATGTTCGGAGCCCACATGATCGGGCTGTTGTCGCGTTCCTCGTTTTGCGCAGACGCCAATGCTTGCGCCGCCTTGGCGTCGAGCATCGGGATCAGCTCAGGGGCGACATCCGGCAGCTCCAGCGCCAGGGCAGCCGCCAGCAGGGAGACGATAGCGTTGAACCAGCGCTGCGGAACTTCGAGCTGCTGGGTCATCGAGCCCACGTCCATGATATAGCGCTGACGCCACGTCACGATCTGATAGACTTCGGCCTGCGCGTTGGGCACGGGCCAGAGGTGCATGACCGGCTGGTTCACCTGCCTGTCGAACCAGTATTGCAGCGGACGGTTCGACTGGAACGTCTTGTTGGGCAGGTTCGTGTAGTCGTCGCGGTTCATGCGCGCCAACGGGATTTCCGTCGGCGTGTTGCCCAGGAAGATTTGATCGAAGCCGAGCGTGCCGGTCGTGGCGCGGACGCGGAAGTAGCGGGCGGCGACGCTGCTGTCGAGGTCGTACCACGTCCACTGCCCCGCCGTGGCGGAGGGCGTCTCGCTCTGGATCGTGACCCAAGTGACGTTGTCGTCGGAGCGCTCAAGCGCAATCGGGACCGCCGTAGCGGACCAGAGGACGCCGACCGTGCTGACGAACGTGTCGCTGGTGAAATCCACCGTGTGCTCGGTCGAGGTGTCGTAGTCAGTGCCCGCGACCTCCATGAGGTAGCGCAGATTGGTGTTCAGCAGGTCTACGGTGCCGATGTCCGTGACGATGTCACCGACGCCGTTGTACAGCGGGTAAATCTGCTTCTCGATACACCACAGCGGCACACCCTGGTTCGCCAGATCGCCCAGCAGCAGGAAGAGTTGGTCGTTGGCGATGTCGATGTATTCGGGGGTGATCTGCTCGGCGGTCAGCTTGCACCGACGCACGGCGTTGTCGATCACGCGCCGCGTGTCGAAAACGGTCTGCGAAACGGTGTTGGAAAAAGCCATGGGGTGCTGCTCGCTTGAATTGTCAGCAGCCCACTAGCTGGAGCGGACCTGTCTTTCGCCTACTTATAGCCCAGACTAGCAGGGCATACCACCCTTGCGGAGTTTGGTCATGGGCTTGCCGGGGTGCATCGCCGCCTCGTGCTTATGCACCGCCGCCTTGACCGTGGCCTTGTCCTGCTTCAGGTCGGCCATGCCGCCCTTCTTGTAGCCGGGGCTCAGGCCGCGCCTACGCGCGTCGATCAACGCCGCGTCACCGGCGCTCTCGGCAGAGGAGGGGACGTATGGCGTGCGGGAAGCCACCGGCACACCCTTCCTGGGCAACGGAGCAACGACGGTGGTGGTCTTCTTGACCACGGCGGCAGGAGCCCGCTCAAGCAGTTTAAGCGCACGGGCGCGATCCGCCGGGTTCATATCGTTTATTTCAGCTTGGAGCTGGCGGCGGGCCGCGTCGGGCAGCGCCGGGCCGCCCTCGCCTCGCTTCACCGGGAACTTGGCCCCAGCCTTACGCGCCTCGGACAGACCGATGGCGATGGCTTGCTTCGGGTTGGTGACTTCCGGGCCTTTCTTCGAGCCGCTGTGCAACGTGCCTGCTTTGAACTCGCCCATAACTTTGCCAACCTTGGCCGCGCCCTTAGAGCCGCCCTTGGCGTAGCCGCCCATCGAGTAGCAGGTCTTAGTGGTGTTCTTGAAACCGTCCATGACCTAACAATCCCATTTCCGAAGTGACAGGGCTTTGCGGGTCGGACGGCCCTTTTCGTCCTTCATTGGTCCCGGCATACCAGACATTCGGCTACAAAACGAGGCTCTGCGGCCAGCAGCCGTCGGAGACTTCGCCGCCTGCTTGGCGCTGACCGGCGGCTTGATGTCGTGGCCCTGCGCCTTCAGCGAGGCGCGGCCCTTGGCGTTCAGGCCACCCTCGGGGTTCTGGCCTTCCTTGCGCGTCCACGCGCCGCCACCTTTTGCGTAGCAGGTCTTGGTGCTGTTTTTGAAATCGTCCACAACCTAACCCCTAACGAGGCCGCCGCGTGCGAACGCTTTGACCTGAGCCAAGCCGCCCATCATCGGGTTCTGCGTCGGGGGCCGCATGGACAGGTTGGCCATAGCCATCGACTGGCCGGGGCGGGGCTGTTGCGGCATCGGGGGCCGCATCATAGGTGGTCCTCCCGGCGGGGGCGGGCCGCCGGGAGGTGTTGGCCGCATCGCGGCCTGGAGAGGCCCTGGGAGCGGTCCCAACGGGGGAGCGCCGGGCGGACCCGGCGGCGTAGGGGGTTGGCCTGGGGGGCCACCAGGAGGAGCGCCAGGGGTGCCGTCCATAGGCGGCTGCCCCGGAGGAGCAACAGGAGGTGGCGCAGTCGTCAGCGCCTCGGCTAGGTCGCGGGCGGCTTGAGCTGTTCTGTCCGCAAGCGTTGACGCAAACATTGCCTAGCCCTGTAACGCGAAAGGAAGCGCCAGCATAGCGCCGTACAGGCCGCCGCGCGACAGCTCAATCCACTGATTGACTTGACCGCGTTCAAACAGGCCGCGCTCGGCCATGCCCTCAACGATATGTGCGTAGAGAACGGCCAGCGCCGTAGCGCCGAAAGCGTAGACGACCAGGGCGGCAACCGCATCCTTCGGCCCGATGGCCGTCAGGTAGCAGACAACCGCAATGGCGGCGGGCATGGCATTGTGTGCGAAGGACAGTACGACCTGCTCGCCCGTGCGGGGCGTGATCGTGCCCCACTTTGTCCACGACATCGAGCGGTAGCCGATCCACGCCGCGCCAAGCACACCCAGTCCGGGCGACACGAAGTACCCA